TACCTCTTTTGGTATTGAGATCAAGCTAGCAGTAGTATATATCTCTCTAGAGGCACTCTGATGTAATGTAGTTTGGTCGTATGTAAAGTATGAACTACTTACAGCGTCTCCTGCTGCGAATCTAGAGTAATATAGGTGATGTAGGTTTTTATATACCAACTCTGTATACTGGTTGTCTACTGTTGGGGTAGCTTGTCCTACGTAGATATCACCAGAGCTTGAATGAGCTGTGTAAATATATATACCGTAAGAGTTTAGGTCGCTTTTCGTAACGACCCAGGTCTTATGGGCGGTATAGGATGTTATATGGGCATCCTGTTTGTCTAATCTTACAAATACGCTCATTCATTTAGAAATCAAGCTTGATTCTAATTAATGCTTCCTTAGTGAAGTCTTTTAGCAAAGGTCTTGATAGCTTTGCTACAGCAAGTAGCTCGTTATTATCGTTATAAATACCTACTGTCGTAATATATGCCTGAGGGGTATCAAGCATTGCACTGATTCTTAAATCTCCAGATCCTGTAATGTAAGAAGGATTAGTAGAGTAGTTATACTCACTGTTTCTTACTCTAGCAAATACAAACTGTGAAGTTACTGTTTCTTTGTAGTTGAGTTGGAATGAGCTTCCGGAGTTAATTACCTGGTAGAGTTTTGCTGGGTTTGCTGCAGCTACTGTGCTTCTACCTGTACTTAGGTTAAGACCCTCAACATCGTTAATATCGAGTGCTGCGCCATTTAAGATGATTGTACCGATATCTGGTAAAAATAATCCGTAAGATCCAGAAGTAGCAGTATATCCGTTTGCGTTAATTCCAGTGTACGGAGTTCCGTTTGAACCGCTTACTACTTGGTATACTCTACCTGCATCGTTGTAGCTAACTGTGGTTACTGCTGTACTATTATCAGTGAGCTGTAAAGTTCTATTACCGGTACCTTTTAACAATAGGTTAAAAGATCCTGGAAGAAGTGATTCCTTGTATCTGCTTCTGTCAACAGTGATAGCGTAGAAGTATTCTTGATTTACTCCACCGAAGTTAAATGCGCTCTCTTCGTCTCCTAGCACCAGTGTTCTGTACTGTCCGTAGATAGTAGAAGAAGGAGATTTTCCTACTACTGATGCGTTATAAGCAAGTGAGCCAGAGCCATCTAGGTCGCCGTATGCGATGGAGAACTGTACTGCTGCATCAGTTGATGTAGAGCTGGTGTGGTATACATCGTAGTAAAACTTACCTGACTCTAAGTTAGGTTGAGTAGAGGATGTAAAGAAGGTTGTTAGAGTAGGCTCTCCTGTTGACCAAACCGGTGCTGATACAGCTTCGGAAGCGATTACTAAGTCTTCGGCGTCAAATCTTTTAAATGACATATGCTATTAATTTACTTTTGTAATTGTTACAGGAATGGTCACTCTAGCTCCTGAATCTCTACCGATAATGGTTAGAGTAGTTTGCAGCTGAGTATTGGCTCCAAATAGAGTATTTACGCTTGTAGCTGTAATGTTCAGGCTAGTTCCGATTACAGTCTTAGATACATTTGTTCCAAGAGTTGTAGTACTATTTAACCTGTTAGCTTCTTCAGTGTTGATTCCTACTCCTTGGAATGCAGAAGCAACTCTTGCATCAGCAATTGTAAACGTATATCCGCTTGTTTCAAAAGTCTGATTGTTACCGAGGTAGTTGAGGGTCTGAGGAGTGATAGCTTCTGATTGACCCTGCTTTAGTGTTACTACAGATTTAGTAGCTAGGATTGGAAGACGAGCTGTACCTCTAGGAAGAGTAGTAAGCTTGTACTTCATAATTTGAGTTTCGTCTGGGAATGCTTCAAGTAGCGGCATAGCTTCAATAGCTTCTCCGTAGTACGCAGACCCTGAAGGGTGTGTCGTATTGTAGAGGGTGTAATCGATTTCGTCATCAGATAGAGCAAATTGAGTAGGGCGGAAAGAACCGTCACCTCTTGCTAGAAGCTCTCTACCTTTTTTGGTAAGGATCGCATCAACTGTTACTACTGAGTTATTTAAATATCCCATTTCTTGTTAGGTTTTAATTATAAATAGAGCTTAAGGGAGGTTTTGTATATTACTGTATCAGGGTAAAAGCTTTATCTACGTACTTTTCAAAATTAGTACGCAAATCTTGTGAAATATACTGTGGAGTTATGGTCCCAAATTCATCTACTGTTTGAGGATCATTTGAGTATAGGAGAACTTTTGTAGAATCGTCCACGTATCTTCTAATTAATACGTTTGATAGTATAGTTCCGTAAGGTACGGGTGGAGCAACTCTTAGTACCATTCCTTTATCAGGTCTCTTTGCGAACAGGTCGGTATCGTCTATACGACTGTCTCCTTTCTCCCAGATGTCTACAATAGTATAGATCTTACTTTCGTTACCTTCTGCTCTAATTTCGTCCCCTAGTTGTAAGCTGAAAGGAGTAATGAATTCTTTAAATCCTAAGCTTTCATGCTGGTCTGAGCTTTGGAATGCTCCAAAGTTTTCAGTCAAGCTAGCAGATACCCAAATGTACGGATTTAATGGTCCACTAGTTATGCTAGTTCCTACGCTTGAAGTAGGGTGATAAATAGATTGAGCAAATGGAGCGATTGCAGTATTGTCTGGGAAGAGTACTACTCCCTGTGGTTTTACTTCTTGATCTACTTTAAAGTTAGATTTTAGATTAAAGGGAAGGGTTTGGAATTTAGGTCCAAAAATAACTCTGATCTCACCGTTAGGATCTGCAGTACGGCTATCGTTTCTAAATTCAACAGTAAACTTATTTCCTAGTCGTTTCCCATTAAGGTAGTCTAGTAGGTAGACATCATCGTTACCTGTAGAGTTGTTAACAACTTTTGTACGAAGTTTCTGAGTAGCTCCGCTATCTCCAAATGGAATAAACCCGGTACTCATAGATACTTTAACAAATACCTTTGTTATACCTACAGATGTTTTATAGTGACCTACTATATCGATACCTTCAGGCTGTTCGTGTTTTACCCCGTACCTATTCCAGGTAGGTCTAATAGTTCTACTGTTAAGGGTAGTCCAAGAAGTACCATTGTAGGATTCTAATATAACATCAACAGAAATAGTATTGGTCCACCCTGTTCCATCTCTATCGAATTCAAAGTAAAGATCGGTGTCATACTTGATACTTGTATCAGCTTCTACAGAAGGAAGTGTATACGCTCTATCGGTACCATCCCATACCGCTAAACTAGCTTCAGCACTCTGAGTTGCAAAGTATATATTTAAAGTGGAACTGTTAGCTACTTGTGTTGCTCGGTTTTGAGAACCGGAAGCTGGACCCTGTAGTCTGTATTCTCCTATTCCTGTATCTTCTCCGAAGTAGATTGCGTTATAGAAGTCGTTCGGTGCTGTTATAAGCTTACCTATATTGTTAATTGATCCACTCTGGGTGGCTAGAATTGGTTCAACTCGCTTACCTCCTTTTTTAATTCTGTAATCTCCGTTTAAAGCTAGTACTTTTCTAGATCCAGAAGTATTAGTTCTAAAAAGAACTGTAGCTGTCTTATTTTCTGTAAAGATAAACTGTATGTCGTTCTTTGCGTCAGAATTTGTATTTGAAGAATATACTTCTCCATCCTGGAATGTTATATACGGGAGTGTTACTTCTACAGCGTTGTTAATATCCGGCGTAGCAGACATCTGACTAAATGTGCCGAAGTACGATACAGTCTGTTCTACAACAGGAGTGCTTCCATAAGATTTATCAGTTGCTCTATTGTATACATTTATTTGCTCTCCTCTCAGCTGCTTTCCAATGTACCGTCCGCTTACAGTGCCTGTGCTGCTGTAAGGATATTCTTGAACCTCTGCAAAATCTGCTGTGTTTTCTCGCAGAGCTTCAATATTAGAGGCTACAAGTATCCCGTTGGTGTAATCTACTTTCCTAAGCTTAGCAGAGTCGGTGATCTTTGTAGCATTATTAAGCAGCGGATTGTAATCTGAGTTATCAAATCTAGCAGGTAAAAATGGCTTAAAGATTACTGGTACTGAGGTTGGTGTGGGCGGGTAGCTTGCGGGGTTAAGGCTTGTACCGGTGCCTGGGTCAGCTAATTCAAGTAGGGTAACAGCAGTGTTTACAGTTTTATTTTTAAATGCATATTCTATTCCTGCAATCTTTATAACTTCTAGCTCCTGTACTGAATCGTATACGTTTGTACCTTCCGAGAGGGTGTTTCTAAAGCGAATATACTTCAAGTAATTATAACCTACCTTACTATTATATGCCCAGAAGAATTGCATATTACCCACGGAAATAAGTTGAGATATAAAACTTGCTTCATCTAACTCGTCAAATCCTGCACCTGGTGATGTTATGTCTAGGTACTCTGTTAAAGTATATACAATGTTTGGGTGAACTTCATGCTTGAAAGGATTTTCATCGTTAAGCTCTCCGGTTACTACATCTATAGTAGATCCTCCTAGCTCTCCATTATACTTCTCAACTTCAGTGTTTTGAATCTGTACGACAGTGCCTTTAGGTGTTTTAAAGCTAGCTGTATATGCAGTTGAAAAGTTAGCGATTGTATCTCCATCACCACCTTCGATAAATGCAGTATCAATAGATCCTGTATACTCCGGTTGAGTAAATGACATTAAAGGCTGCTTAATCTTACTTCTTTCTAGCAGGTGTGGCTTGATAATAATACCTGTTGTTACGTTTGCTCGAGCAGGTACAAAATCTTTAACCATCTTAAAGACCTGGTTATCGAAGAATTTGATAAGTCTAATAAAATCAAACATATCGTACCTGGATAGATTTCCAAGACTTGAAGAAATAAATGGCTGAAGGGCTGTGTAGCTAGAATCGTGGGCTGTTCTAGGGTCACCGATATAGTCGTCTATATTAAAACTACCGGTAATGTTTCCTGCAATATACTTATCTATGTAATATGTTGGAGAGAATCCTACTTCTACAGTGTGGGCATCCTGTGTATAATCTGCTTCGGGGTTTTGAATAGATACATATTGAGACAAAGTATTACCCGGTACTACACTACCTGTGTTGTTTAATCTGATTTTATCTACAGATCCCGTCTCAACTGTAAAGTATGGAGTGTTAACTTTAGCTACTCCGCCGAACTCTCTTATCTGAAGAGAGCCAGAAGGTATACCAAAGCAGTTAATAAGTGCTCTTAAACCTCTTTCAGTACCTTTTGTTTTGATAAGGTACGGTAGGTTGTGGTAGAGTCTTTTGTAAGTCTCTTGAATAATGTCCTGATCTGGGGTAGGTGAGTTTGAAGCAGTTACAAATGATGTAATTTGTTCGGATCCACTATCATACCATTCTCCTAATAGTAAAGATGAAAGAGAGGCTACTGAGAAGTTTGAAGAGTATAGTTTTACTCCAAAGCTTCTAAGAGCTTCCCCAACTAGATCTTTGGAAATTCCGTAATCAAGTCTATTATCAGCGTCGTACTTGTCGGTAACAGCTTTAGCGTAAATCCAGATGTTATCAAAGTGCTGACCGATCATGTTTAAGAATAATGAATACGGTGCGTTAGCACTATCCTGGCGGATAAATTCTGGAACGGTGTATACTAAGTTGCTCTGATTTAATTCATCGTACAGAGAGGCTGATGCAAATTGAGTAGTGTACCAGTTAGTTACCGTAGCGCTTGATCCGGTAAGATTTATGTAAGGAGGTAGGCTGTTTGATTTAGGCCAAGCAAAGCTTGTGCTTTCAAAATAAAGGTACTGTTCGTATCCGTCGAACTTTCCCACAATACCACTTATTAAATTATCGTAGTATATACTACTTTCACTTACTGCTGTAGGAGCGTTTGCTGATAGGGTGTTCTTGATAGAGATAGACTTACTCTCGTAGTACTGTACTAACCCTACTTTGTATTTAAAATTCTCTAACCTCTCTTGGGCTGACGAGAAATGTACGAAATTACTATAATCTGAGTAGTCTATACTAACCTGTATTCCACTTTGACTAGCTTGAAGTAGTAACTTATGATAGCTTCCTGTAACAGGGTACGAGAAAAGCTCGTTGTAGTTAAGGTAGCCGGTATTGAGTACGTTTTGTTCTCTATCTTCTAGTGTAAAGTTCGGTCCTTTTAAAAATACCGGCTGTTCTGGTTCCGGAGTAAACGTAGCCTCTACTTGATAAGATACACTATCTGCTACTAGCTCTACTAATTCGAAAGTGCTCTTTAGTAGTATGTTAGTAGGAAGCGGTTCGTATAGTTTAACAAGTACGCTACCATCTGTCTCTATATCAAGATTAACTCCAATAAACAGATCGTTATTTTTGAAATTTAACCGAAACTCTGTGAAGTATGAACTAGCTTGTAGTTGAGTTTTATAGTCGGTTAATACCTGTAGTAATGCAGGAGATACTTCTACTCCTTTAGCTCTAAGTTCTGTTCTGTCTGGTGATATATCAGAGATGTATAAAGAGCTTGGCAGGATAGGTCTTAGAAAATGGTATAGAAGTGATACTCCGCCCTGGGTGTATCCTAGACTATTTGCATCTAAGACTGGATCAATATATAATGTGCTAGCGCCTTCTTGGCCAGCTCCTGCTGAGTTTAGAAGTTGTTTTTCGTTTTGATAATTATAGACCGAAGTCAGTAATTCACCTGCTACAGAATAAGCGTGGAGTTCTATAAAATGCTCGTCAACATTGTAATTAGAGTTGATTGCAAAAGAATTCACTAATGTAGTATCAGAAGTTGAATAAGTTTCAACTCCTAGATCTGCAGTGTTAGCTGGAATTACGTTGTATTGAACTGTAGCCATTATTTACCCTGTTGTACTGAAAGTGCTAATATTTCCTGATTTGCTGAAAGAAGTTGTTGTCTGAGCTGTGTAATCTCGTCAAGGAGAGGTTGTACATCTACTGATTGTACTTGCTGTGAGTAGAGTCTAGAGCTTTCAGTTACTAGATACTGGTGGGAGTTTATGTCTCCTTCTATCGGTATGCGCAAGTATAGTTTATTGTAAAGTCTAAAAAGCTCCTCTACGGTATCTGTATCAACAGCAGGTGCTGGTTGTGCGAATGTTTTGAAGGAAGTATCTACAACTCTTCTAAACTTAACCGGGTCATAAACTGTCTTCTGTAGTTTAACTTCTTCAGCCATTTCGTACAACTTTAAAGATATTACCTCCATTGTGTACGGCGGTAGTACCGTCGATCTCTGTTTTAATTAAGAGTCGGTAGTGACGCTCTGGTTGTATGCCGCTCATATAGACGTCAAAGTAATTACCGGTACTGTCCGCACTAATCTTAGTATAGTTTGTATCAAAATCCACTACCATTTCTTCTGTGTTTTCGTCTCTTAATCCCCAGTATGAAGTAGTTGGAAGTACGTAGTTAGTTAGGTAGGTAGAACTTGTAACAAATGTTCTAGTAGGGTACTTAGGTCTAACATTTAACCTAAATCGCTGCTTACCTTCATCTGTATAGCTTCCCTTATTATTGTTAATTGTAAGCACGATATTATCGCTTGTAACTTCCGTTAGGGAAGTACTACGACTGTAGTCGTCCCATTTAAACTCCAGGCATGGCGGGTAAATGGTGTGAGTGTTTACTGAGTAATACTTTAAGAAGGTGTTTCTAGTAGTTTGAAACTCTAAGCTACCTGTAAGTTTTAGTATAAAGCCATTATTTGCAACTCCGTATAGAGTCTGTCCTATAGAGTGAGAATAATGTAGCTTCACAGACTTGGTTACGTCTATATCCAGATCATGGGTAGAGTTAACACTATGAAATTGAGAGTGTTGAACGTTAATACCTCCGGATCCGGTATACCAAGTGCCACCTACAACGTCTGCGCTAGCTGAGTAGGATGCTGTTGTGTTGAGGGCGGGTGGGCTTGTCCAGTATTCTGAAGGATTCGCATAGACCCAGTTTACTCCGTCTGTTGGATACGGTATATCTCCAAACTTACCTGTACCTCTAGACCAGTCGTCATACTGTTGGAGCCTCTGTTCCGTCTGCTAGATAAGCTTTTAAAGATGCGGAAAAATTTAGAAGATTTAAACCCTTAGCTGCTAGAGAGGCAGAAATTTCACCCTGAATAAGGTTTTTTTGCTCTTCAGTATTAAATGCTACTAGAGCTCTCGCTACGTATCCGGTGCTACCTACGTAGTAAGAGTCTACTTCCATAATCTCATCTAGGCCTGTACTGAAGAGCGGGTATCTGGAATAGATAGTTGCAGTTTTATCAGGAAAAATTCTGTATATAGCCATAGTTTATAATAAATACCTTATAGTGAAGTTACGCGACCGATGATATCTGTATCTGGAAACTTTACTTCAAAGATACAAGGGTCGTAAGAGGGGTATACGATGTTGTTTTTAGTAGCTCCTTTTATATCGTATGCATACTGGGAGTAAGCGCCTCCTGTTTTATTTTCTACTTCAATATTTTGAACTGTTTGAACTCCTTTAACTCTATCAAGTAAGGTGTAGAGAGTAGAAAGATTCACAGGCTGATTAATTGACCATTTTTCCACTGTGAAGTGTTCTTTTAAAGCTTGAGTACATGCTAGAAGAACATCTCTACCTGTGTAGTTAGGCAACACTAAAATATCGTACTTTACCCCGATATTAACTACAAATGCATCTTTAATATTGATAGCGTCTGTTATTAGTCTATACTGGGAGAGGTATGTTTTTAGGTTAGACCGTAAAGTATTAGAAGCTGTGGTGAGCTTCTTATTACTATCGTAAGCTAGTACATATAGAGATAGGGATAGAGGGTTGCTATCTACTATATTGTCTGTGGTTGATTTAGTAGAGCTTAGTTGATCTTGTGTCACGTAAGCTTTTGCTACAGATCCAAACTTAGAAGGTAGTGATAGAGTACGAATTATGTAATCTTCTTTTGTTACAGCTCTTAGCTGTTCTGCATAAGCTTTTAAACTATTTTCACGTAACTCGTCAGAAGTATCTCCATCTTTTCCTCCAACTGCTGCAGCGGGATTATTAAATGCTACTGTGTTTTCATATCCTGCTACGGTAGCGGTTCTAGTAGATGATAGGACGGTAGTTACGGTGTCAGAAGGTACGTTTGCTTCAACTCCTCCGCCGGCTAGGTAACGAATTGTTAATACTGTATTAGTGGGTGCTAGACCGTATGTTCCTGTAAACATAAAGTTTGAAGGATCGTAGGCTATGTCTATTTTAGATACCCCTATAATCTGATCCCCTAAGCCCACATTAGTAGGATCCGGTGTAAATACGGTATCAGATCCTCCTACTGTTCCTGCTCCAAATTGAATTTCTAAATTACCTGCTGAGTTGAATCTTGATACGAATCTTCTAGGTACCTTTTGAAGCTGTAGGGTATAAGGTACTAAGCTAGAATCTGCTGCATTATTTGACTGATCTAAGAAGATACTGTCTTGTGCTAGGTAAGGTACTTCGTACCATTTATTACTACTTGCATCTGTAATGTCTAATACACCTAGTATATCGGTATCCTCTACTACAATAGTTTTAAATTTTTCCGGAGCTGTTACTGTGATTGTGGTAGTTTTTACCTCGGCAGAAATAGCTTTAGTTTTTTTCTTTAACAGGAATAAGGTAGGTTTAACCCCGTCATCTGCATAAACTGATACATCTGTAGGATCGTAAGAGCTTGAGAAGGTAAAATTAATCTTATTATCTATAAGAAACTTTACAGGAGGATTAGTAGTAGATTGTAGTTGTGAATTTTCACTAATAGTGACTGCATAATCATAATCTGGTACCCATTGTCCGCTTACTAGTTTAGAGGGTACTCTTTGGTAGACATCTAAGTCTACTGTTGCAGCTGTGCTTATTTTAGGACGGTAACCCATCATGTAAGCTAATGTATACAGATTACCTGGTTCTTTAGCGTACTGTAGGAAGGTTTCTTGAAGCTGTACGTCTTGATAGAATGAGAGTACATCTCCTACGTAAGCTGCCATCTCCATAAACATCATACCTGGTGATGTTGGGGAGAAGTCGTTGTAGGTGTCTGGGAAGTAGTTTTTAGCGTAGTCTACTAACTGTTGACGAAAATCGCTAAAAGACTTTCCTACATATTTTATATCTCTTTCCTGTGCCATTATTGCTCAAAGTTAATTACAATCTCATCTGTAATGTTGGTTTCTCTAACAGAGTATTTTAATTCAAAAGAGATTAAGTTTTGGTCCGGTTCTGGTGTAAGTTTTAAAGTATTAACCTGAACTTGAGGAAAGTATAGTTTTAGTGAGTTCTCTATACGTTCTGTGATCTCTTCAACGCTATCTTGGGTAATAGCTTCAAATACAAAATTTCGAAGACCTGCTCCAAAATCTACATTGAAAACTCTTTCATTCTGTCCGGTAAGAAAGAAGTTAATAAGATTAGCCTTAGTAGCGTCTTTGGTGGTATACGTAGAATTAAAAACAGCTCTACCTTGGAAAGGTAAAGCAACCCCTACAGCTTTCCTAGGCTGAAGGTCTAATGGGTTAATTCTCTGTACGTTATACGCCATATGGATCTTTCTTCTTATCTGCTTGCTTTACAATTGCTGCTGCTTTATTAACAAAGCCTAACTGAGATAGATCTAGTCCTACTTTCGGAGCTGCTGCTACAGCTTGGGCTACTGCTCTAGGATCTTCAGAGACTGGTTTGAAAGTTTGTTTAGGCATAAATGCACTTCTATCAAACATCTCAGCCATGTTGGCTGTTGCTGTTCCCATGCTGCGGTAATCTTCCGAAGTCATAGAACGGCTAGTCATATTGAGGGCTTCCATAAGAGGATTTCCTCCTGAGAACTGTAATGGCTTAGGTGTCGGTACTGTAGCTTCAGTCTGCATAGGAGCAGGAGCTTTCATTTCGGAAAGTTCTTCTCTAATAGCTTCTCTTACAGCTTCTTTGATTAGACTTTTAAATTCACTAGCTTTCATAATAATAAATAGATTTAATTAACTAGTCGATCTATAGCTAGCTTAAGCTCTTCTATAAGAAGTTCATTAGAGCTAGAGAAGGACTTGTTACCTTCTAATACGACTACCCCGATAGAGTCAATAGCTACTGCGTAGCGCCTAGGGGCGACTGGTGGTGAGTTTGGATCAATACGAACTTCAATCCTGTAACCTTGATATGTACCTAGGTTATTTTCTCCGCTCTGTGAAAGTTGTACTGGTATAAAATTACCTGTATCTATTTGATCTTTACTGCAGGATTGTAGGAGTGTATCAATGATTGTGATAATAGCTTGAACGGTGTTTACTTGAATTGTAATATATGTAATTGTTTTAGCTGCTTGACAAGTTAATCCATCCAATCCTTTCTCTCCATATCGGTTACTAGGACCTTGAATGTCAGGCCTGATCCGGTCTGCCAGTCTATAAACTCTAGCAGTAAGCAGGGCGAACACTCCGGATGCACCGCTTGGGGTAGCAGCAGAAGCAAAAGTACTTGCTTCAGAAGCTTTAGCAGCTTCTTCTAATGCGGTAAGGGTTAAGCTTATTGCATTAATAGCAGATGAAGTTAGATTTACAACCTGTGTAAGGGTCTGTAGCTTTGTTGCAATACTGTTTACAAACTTCTTAATAGTTCTAACTACATTAATCAGTGTTTGCAGTGTTTGACCGGTTGGACATTTAACCTTTTGAGTAACCTGAGAGAGTATGATAGGGGTTAAAAAGCTTATAGTGTAGGCTGTACCTCTATCTTCAAACCATTGATTGAACTCTTTCCTCTCTTGTTCTGAGAGTTGGTTTAATCCGGTTTTGATTCCTCCTTCAGCTTGTATAATTTTAGCAGTGTAAGGAGGTACG